CAGCACGTGCAGACAGTCGCCCAAGTGAGCTGCGCTTTGGTTCGTGCTCATGGATGCCATGACTGAGTTTGGGTTTGGAAAAGGTAGATGATAGCAGCGCTGCTTTGTGCTTTCCGGTAGCGGGGCCTTTTGCGACAACCTTTAAAGATGGGGGATTCAACTGGTGCACACCTTCTGGTCTGCCACCTCGCGGATAGCCTGCTTGCCGGTGAACTCCTCCCAGCGGCGCACGATCACGTCCACGTACTTCGGCTCAAGCTCGATCAGCCGCGCGATGCGGCCTGACTTCTCTGCCGCAATCAGCGTCGTGCCACTACCAGCGAAGGGGTCGAGCACCACGCTGCCCGGGCGGCTGGAGTTGCGGATTGCGCGATCGACCAGCTCCACCGGCTTCATCGCCCAGATGATGAAAGTAGACCGCTTGCCACCAGCGGCGCGAAACGCTGCCTGCAGCACGTCGAGTTCACTGGAAGACATCGCCACGTAGATCGCGCCGCTGCAATGCGCCACGGTGGGCGTCAGCGCCGCCAGCAGGACGCGTTCTCGGCGATGCTGGCCGCGATCTACGCCACCTGCTCCTTGGAGTGGGTGCGCGCGTTGCGGGCGTCGGGAATCAGCGCTTCGACCTTGCGGCACTCGACGTTGAGCGTGTTCAAAGTGGAAATTCCAAAAGCAAAACCCGCCAAGCGTTGCCGCCGGGCGGGTTTGGTAATTGATGAATCTGGAAGCCAGCAGCCGCGACGTAGGGCAGCAACCCGAGCCGACACCCCGCCGACCGGTAACCTCCCCCGCCCCCTGGCGCTGGGGGAGCATCGAACCCTTGCCGCCCGTATAGCACATGGTAGGGTAAGTACCTATTGACCGTCAGCTCTGTCCAGAAGATAGCTCAATACTACCCCTAAACAGGGGGATTTGTTGCAGGGGACAAAAGTCGCTGATTGCAGCGCATTGCAGCGCATGGCAGCTTATCCGCGACCAATCGCGCCCAAAGATGATGCGGCGCAGCCGTTGAGCTGCCCGGCCACCGTCTGCAATGCCTTTTGCCAGCGCCGCCACGCCGTCGTGCGGTCGCAACCAAAGCGTGCGCAAATGCTGCGCCACGGCTGGCGGTCGCTGCGCATCCACACCAAACGGCGCTGCTCGACGTCCAGCCACAGCATCCAGCGCATCGTCTCAAGCATCCGATCAACCGCTTCGGGGCTAGGTGGGAAGTAGTGACGTGGTTGATCGTCCGCCGACAAGCGCTCCCACTGTTGGCGCACGATGGTGGGCCAGACGTTGAAGTAGCCCTGCACGCGCACGGGTGGCAGGTGTCGTGCGGTGCTGGCTGCTTCTTTGTAGCGCGCGGCTACGTCGTCAAGTGTCCAGGTCTTGCGGGGCCTCATCACGTCAGATCGCTCATGGCCATCCTCAAACCGCCACGCGCTCGGACGTGGAGGCGTAGACGTGGCGCTGCTCGAAATCGAGCACGCCGTTTGCGCCGTCGAGGGGGTAGGCCACCCTCTTCGAAAATTTGTTGAAGACAGGGCCTCGACCCATGCCGCGCCAGCGCGTGAGCGTCTTGGGCGAAACACCCCAGCGGCTGGCCAGCTCGACCTCTTTAAGAAAGCGTCTCTCGGATAACCCTGAGGATTTGAGGGCAGACGATAGCATTTCACGTCCTCATCGGGGAAGGCGCAGCGACAGCTACTTTTGGCGCAGCGGGAAAATATTTCTACGCTGCGCCCCATTATATCCCTACAAACCTATCCAAAAAGAACGAATCCATCCACGCCAGAATGCCCCCGGCCTCGGTCGCCCGCTTCTCAGCCACGGTTTTCAACATAACCCACGAACGTGCAAAAAATTACAGGTTCGCTCTGGTTGGGACGTTTGAGGCGTTTGGGGCGTTTCTACCCCTTAAAAAAAAAGTTTATTTTTTTAAAAAAAAAAAAATTTTGTCCTATACCCTTTCTTTTATATTTATTTATTTATTTTTTTTTTTTCTAGACGCAAACAATAGGGAAAAAAACGTCCCAAACGTCCCAAACGTCTAAAAGATTGATGATTTTTACGACGTTTTAGGCGTTTGGGACGTTTGGGACGTTTGGGACGTTTTTTACTATAACTTTCTCGAACACGCGTAAAAAAAAGTTTACTGAAAAAAAACGTCCCAAACGTCCCGAGTAAAAAAATTGCAAGTTCACGAACGTGCAAAATTTTGCAAGTTCACATGTCCAAACTGTCGCGCACCTGCAAACCAACAAACCCACGACCCCGCAAACCGTGCGAATTCTTGATCGCGCCGAACCCCCGTGACACCAAGCGGCGTCCTAAACTCCTTGAACTCGCGATGAACCGCAACTCGCCGCGCGCCCTGGCGAAAGCTTCCCACGACGCCCACAGCCGGGCGTTGCTCTCTGTGTGGTTAAGGCCGACCTCGCAGCACGCGTCCAGCCACTCGGCCAGCAAATCCATATCACTCTTATAGTCATCGCGCGCCTGGCGCACGGCAGTCGGCGGGCGCAGGCCCTCCTTCTGGTAGGCCAGCGCCCCGCGCACGCACCACGCCAAGATACCCTCGGCTTCCGCCGCCAGCTTCTCGGCCCGGTCGGGGTCCTTCGTCAAGGTCAAATCCTGGTCAAAATTGCGCGTAAAAGGCACCGGCAGCAGCCGCCGCCATATCGCGTGGTCATCCCCCTTGACGATAGGCCGGTGGTTGGTCGGCATAAAAGCCACCCACGTGGGCACCACCTCCACCGTAGTCTTGGAATACAAGCCGCGCGCCGGCAGCGCCTCGCCCCCGGTCATCGCCTTAATAAGCCCCTCGCGCAGCTCGCTACCCTCGTCCGGTTCGGTCACATATACAAAGCGCGCGCCACGCAGCCGCAGCAAGTCCTCGCGCGCACTGCCCGCAGTGGCACCAGATGCGCCGCTACCCAAAAACGTATCCGCGCTCGCCATCTTGGCGTGCTCGCCCAGCACGGCGCGGATGGCCCCCAGCACAGTAGATTTACCATTGCTACCCGCCCCGTAGGGAATAGCAAGCACATCCTCTATAGGCTGGCCCATCAGGCTGTAGCCAATAAGGCGCTGGAAAAACCCCATCATCTCAGCGTCGCCAAAGAACACATCGGCAACCGTCTGCTCAAACAGCGGGCAGGTGGCCGCGGCGTCATACTCCACCGCCGTGATCGTCGTCACGCGCCACGCCTGCCCAGGTGCCAGCAGCTTGCCGGTGGTCAAATCAACCATACCATTGCCCACGCCCAAGAGGTGCGTCAGTTTGTCCAACTCGGCCATACCCACCACCACGCGCGGGTCAGACTGCGCCAGACGCACCATATTGCGCACCATAACCGCGCGCTGCGACACCGTGCAGAACTTAAAGAACTCGGCGCGCTCGTCATCCGCCTCGGCGGCCTTGGCCTCCTTGGGCAGGGCGTGGATGGTTTCCTTGGCCAAGTGTTCCAGCTCAACGCCCGCGGCCCTACGCCAGTAGACGCCCGTCCAGGTAAACCAGCCGTCGATCTCCGGCACGTACATCAAACCGTCGCCGTAGTGGTCGAGCAGGCGCTCGGCATTACCAAACTCGGTCATCTGCCGGCGCTTGGCCAGCGGCACCCCCTTGCGCCCACTCGCCATCGCCGCGCGCACATCGCCCACCGCCAGCGTGGTGCCAGTCAGCTCCTTAAAGCGCGCGCGGATAAGCCCGGCCAGTTCGGCGCGCAGCGCCAAATCCGTGCCAGCTGCATCACCTGCGCGGCGCGCCACGTCACCCACCAGATCGATAGAATCAGCGCACGCAAGGATAAGCGCCTTAGCCTCATCCAGTGCACCGCGCTTCTCGGCGCGCGCCGCCTCGCGCCTACCCTGCTTACCCACCATAAGCAGCCAGCGCGCCGTCGTCGGATTGTGGCTGCCCTTGCCAAACGACTCCCAGCGCCGCGCCAAATCCTCACAGCTAGCATAGTTCGACGCCGTGCTTGACCACGCATCCCACAAAGCCAGGGCTGCACCACTGCCGTCGAACTCGTGGTGCAGCGACATACCCACTTTAAGCCAAGTGTCATAATCCTCGTTATCGACAAAGGCGAGCAAGCGCCGCGCCTCACCCAAATCGATACCCACCGGCGGCCCATAAGACATCAGCGGATCATCCTTGGGCGCAGAGGACAGGCCCGTGCGCGACATGCTGCCAGCCACGCGCGTAAAGCCCGCCTCAACAGCCATCTGCTCAAACACCCGCAGCGCCTCCTCAACCTGCGCCTCGGTGACAATGGGCAAGTCGCAGGCACGCATAACATCCAGCCCGCCAAAAATATCCACCCACTCATAAGCCTGGCCGGTATCCGGGTGGATATGGTAGGCAACAAACTGCTGCCCCTTGCCCAGCACCTCCAGCCGGTGGCGCTCCCCCGCCAAATCCTCAAACCACGCGCCAGTGGCCTTACCCCAACCCTCGCACGCAGCCCGATAGACCAGCAAAATCTTAGGCGCATTACCCACGCGCTCGCACGCCACGCCCAGCCTATCTTGGCACCAGGCCACAAAGCGCGCGGCAAGATGCGCATCGGTAGTATCCACGTCGATGGCGGCCAGCGGCTGCGCCCCCTGGCCGCACAGCACGCCCGCGCCATGCCCAGGGTAGCGCGCCAAGTCAGCCACCCCCAGCCGCGCAGTTTGCCAGTTCTCCAGCGCCGGGCGCTTGTGGCCGGGCTTGATCGGGACAATAAGATAGCCGCAGCCCAGCAGCGCGCGGCCATGAAGTTGAAAGTGGGAAGTCATAGGTGGCACTCCAGGTACACATTCACGATTTCAGCCGCGACCTGCGCGCTCGCGTGGGTTGAAGCGAATAGATAGACATCGCGCGCCGGCGTGGCTTGCGCGGCGGCGTGTACTCCGGCCACAACAGGGGCCAGTCATCCGGGCGCAAATCAGCCCGATTGACCAGGCCGCCCGTTGCCTGATCGATAGCTACGCTCAAGGCAGGCCCCGCACGCTTTTGGCCGTAGGCGATATTGCGCAGCGTGTTAACGGAAGCACGGCAGCGCGCGGCGAACGCGGCGCGCTGGGCACGGGTCAAAGGTGCCAAAAAGTCTTTCAAAGTGCTCATAGGTTATAATAATACCCTTTTGGGTAAAAAAAATAATAACCTTCCGGCTACTCATTTCCGGCGCAACCTGGGGATTTAATAACCAAATGGATATTTATGAAGCCCGCCGCCACAATCTGCTGCAACTGATAGCCCGTGAATTCAAGGGTAATCAGACAGCCTTTGCCCGCAAGGTCGGCGTCAGCGCCCCGCAGGTCAACCGCTGGCTGTCTGAAACAGCCAGCGACAAGCGGCGCATCAGTGAAGAAAGCGCCCGCCAGATAGAAGCCAAATGCGAGAAATCATCAGGCTGGCTTGATAACGCCGACCTGGTGGAAGACTGGCAAGCCCTGCCGCCGTCGGCCTCCTCTGACATCGCCCTCTTGCTTAGTGCGTGGGATATCGCCGGGCCGCACAGCCGAGCCGTGGCCCTAGCCTGGGCGCGTGCAACATTAGCCGCCTACAAAGATGCAGGGAAAACCCCATGAACAGGCTTTGCGCGCTACTACTGGGTAATAGCGAATAGCGAATATATAATATGCGCGATTCGCTACTGCAAGAGAAAACACCATGCACGACATAGACGAAATTCGCCGCAAGGCGATGCTGCTGCTTGAGGGGGAAATCGGCGGCCCGGTAGCTGCTGCAAAACTGGCGGGAATGTCCTACTCGCAGTGGGCCAATCTGCGATCTGGTGCCCGTGACAGCAAGAGCGGCAAACCACGGGGAATGCGCAAAGAGACCGCAAGAAAGATCGAGCAAGCCTTCGGGAAGCCGCCCGGCTGGCTAGACACTACCAACCCCACCGAAGAAAACCCTCCTCAAAACGACAGCGCTTTGGAATTGCTTGTAAGCGCCTGGGCTATCGCCGACGAGAACGAGCGCGCCGTCCCCCTCGCTTGGGCCAAAGCCACACTTCGGCGCGCGTAGCAAGAAGTAGCACCAGAGGCCGCTCTAGCGCCACCGACTTTTGAAGCCCGCTTAGTGCGGGTTTTTTTACGTCTGCTTACAGAATAAATAACCATCCGAGCATTGTAAATATTACCCCAAAGGGTAATATAATATCCAAAAGGATACTAAAATATCGCACCGACTAAGGACATCGACATGAGCGCAACCCCCATCATCCCTGGGCACCTATACCACGTGCGCGGCGGCGGCCTTGGCCTAGACATCATCGCCGCGCACCCTTGCGAAGCACTGCGCATCGCCCTCGACATACTGATAGAGCGCGCGCCATGCTAAGCGCCCTCCTCATGAAGTGCATGGGCGACGAGCACCTGGCAGCAATCGCCCGCGCCGAACTCGACCCCCTAACCAGCACGCCTTTGGAGCGCGAACTGCTAGAGCGCTTCGAGCGGCTGCTCGACGTGCAAAACGCCCACCAGCCAATCGCCGACCTGCTGGGCGATTACGAACAAGGCACCCCCAAAACCCTCAAGGCCGAACTCGACCTTGCCAAGCAGTTTCGCGCCATCGCCCAGGACGTGGGGGATGTTTTCTTGCGCCTGTCCGAGCTCACCACCACCGCCAACAAAGAGTAAGCACCATGACCCTCGAAGCAGCCATCCAGGAAAACACCAGCGCGTTGCGCGAACTCATCGCCGCCATCAAGAGCGGCGTTGCGACAACTGCCGCCCAGGTCGCGGCGGTCGTGACTGAAGGCAAGAGCGAGCCTTGCGGCGAGCGCGGCGGCGAAACCGCGAAGGAAGAAAGCAAAGCCAAGGCCAAGGGCGAGAAAGAAACCGCCGCAAAAAAGACCCCTGCTGCGCCAGCGATTACATCTACGCCCCCTACTGCCCAGGCGCACGCTGCGCAAGAGAAGCAGAGCGACACCTGCGAGGCGAGTGATAAAGCAGCCCAAGTGCCCACCTACCAAGACACCGCCGCTGCCATAACCAAGCTGGCCCGCGCCAAAGGGCGCGACGCCGCAGTCGCCGTCCTGTCAAATTTAGGCGCAGCCAAGCTACCCGACGTCAAACCCGCGCAATACGCCGACGTCATCGCCGCCTGCAACCAGGCGCTGGACGGCTGAGGCCGTGACAGCCCACGCGCAACTATCCCCAAGCAGCGCCCACCGCTGGCTGCACTGCCCCGCCAGCGTAGCCTTAGAAGCCCAGTGCCCGCAGGAGTCCAGCGCCTTCGCCGATGAAGGCACAGCCGCGCACGAACTAGCCGCCACGGCGCTGGCAAGCGGGCAAAACGCCAGCGCCTTCCTAGGCCACGTCATCGAAGTCAACGGCAAAGGCTGGGAAGTCACCCAAGACATGGCCGAACACGTGCAGCAGTACATCGACTACGTGCGCGCCCTGGGCGGCGAGCTGCTGGTTGAGCAGCGCCTGCGCGTCGAGGCCATCACCGGCGAAGCCGGTGCCACGGGCACGGCAGACGCCGTCGTGCTGCTACCCAACGAACTAATCATTGCCGACCTCAAGTATGGCCGCGGCGTCAAGGTCGAAGCCGACAACAACGAGCAATTGGCAATATACGCTCACGCCGCCCTAGACGCGTTCAGCTTCCTGGGCAACTTCCAGCGCGTGCGCCTAGTCATCGTGCAGCCGCGCCTGGGCCACACCAGCGAATGGGATTGCACGCTCGACGCCCTGCGCGAATTCGGCCAGCAGGTCACGCGCCGCGCCAAGCGCTGCTTCGCAGCCCTTGAATACCACCGCAACAACAAAGCACTACCCGAAAACTACCTCACCCCCGGCGAGAAGCAATGCCGCTTCTGCAAAGCCAAGGCCACGTGCCCGGCACTGCGCGAGCACGTGCTATCCACCGTCGCCGACGACTTCGTAGACGTCACCAAGCCCGTAGCTGCGCAAATCACGCACGCCGCAGGGCGCACGGTAGACAACACCATCCTCGGCCACCTGCTGGGCGCTGTCGATTTGATCGAAGGCTGGTGCAAAGCCATCCGCGCCAAGGCCGAAGCCGAACTGCTGGCTGGCCAACCCGTGCCCGGCTACAAGCTGGTGCAAGGCAGGCGCAGCGTGCGCCGCTGGACCAACGCGCTTGAAGCCGAGCAGACCATGAAAGCCATGCGCCTCAAAGTCGCGCAAATGTACGAGCTAAGCCTTATCAGCCCGACCAAAGCCGAGCAGCTGCACAAAGCAGGCGACATCACAGCGCGCCGCTGGCCAAAGCTGCAAAGCCTCATCACGCAAAGCGACGGCAAACCCAGCGTCGCCCCCGAAACCGACAAGCGCGCGGCGCTAGTCATCCAGGCCACAGCCGACGAATTCACCGACGTGAGCGTGGATGACCTGGTGTGAAGAGCCGCCGTCAAGAAAACTTTCCAACCCCCAAGGAGTAAACACCATGAAACTCAAACTCAACAACGTACGCCTCGCATTCCCCGTGCTATTTGAAGCCAAAACCGTCAACGGCGAAGGCAAGCCCGCCTTCTCCGCAACCTTTCTACTCGACCCCGCCGAAGCCCAAGTCCAAACCATCAACCAAGCCATAGAGCAAGTTGCCAAAGACAAGTGGGGCACCAAAGCCGAGGCCGTGCTCAAGCAAATGCGCGCGCAAGACAAAACCGCGCTACACGACGGCGACCTCAAAGCCAACTACGAAGGCTTTGCCGGCAATCTCTACATATCCGCGCGCAGCGCCACACGTCCGCTAGTCATAGCCGCCGACAAAACCCCGCTAGCCGAAGCCGACGGCAAACCCTACGCCGGCTGCTACGTCAACGCCAGCGTTGAACTCTGGGCACAAGACAACAACTACGGCAAGCGCGTCAACGCCAGCCTGCGCGGCGTGCAATACCTGCGCGACGGGGACGCCTTCGCCGGAGGGGGCGCTGCCAGTGAAGACGAATTCGACGACCTCACCGCAGGCGCTAGCGCCGGCGACCTGGTTTGACACCCCCCACTACCTAAAGACAGCGAGATGCGCAGCACGCTATACCTCGATTTGGAGGTTTTCAGCGAAGTACCCATCCAGCACGGCACGCACGCCTACGCCGAAAAGGCAGAGGTATTGCTATTTGCTTACGCGCTAGGCAACAACCCCGTGCAAGTATGGGACGCCGCCAGCGGCGACCAAATGCCGCACGACCTGCACTGCGCCTTACTCGACGAAAACATCTTACTTTGCGCCCACAACAGCCACTTTGACCGCACCGTGCTACGCCACGCCCTGCCCAACTACCCGCTGGCACTGGCGCGCTGGCGCTGCACCATGGCCAAAGCCCTGGCGCATTCCCTGCCCGGCTCTCTGGCCGAGCTGTGCAGCATCCTCAAAATCCCAAGCAGCACCGCCAAAGACAAAAACGGCAAACAACCCGTTACGCTGTTTTGCAAGCCACGCCCCGCCACCAGCAAACTGCGCCGCGCCACCCACGCAACCCACCCCGCCGAGTGGGCCAAATTCGTAACCTACGCCAGCCTCGACGTCGCAGCCCTGCGCGCCGTAGACAAAAAACTACCGACCTGGAACTACCAAGGCAGCGAATTAGCGCTATGGCACCTCGACCAAACCATCAACGACCGCGGCGTGCTGGTCGATACCGCGCTAGCAACAGCTGCCATCCGCGCCGTAGAACGCGCCCAAAGGCTACTTGCCGCGCGCACCCGCGACATCACCCAAGGCGCGGTGCAAGCGGCCACCCAGCGCGACGCCCTGCTGCGCCACCTAGTCGCCGCCTACGGCGTCACGCTGCCAGACATGCAGCAATCCACCTTAGAGCGCCGCTTGGCAGACCCCGAACTACCGGGGCAGCTGCGTGAACTGCTGGCCATCCGCCTGCAAGCCAGCGCCAGCAGCACCAGCAAATACAAAACCCTAGCCAAAGCCGTGAGCAGCGACGGACGCCTGCGCGGCACCTTGCAATTCAACGGCGCTAGCCGCACCGGGCGCTGGGCCGGACGCCTCTTTCAGCCGCAAAACCTGCCGCGCCCCGTGCTCAAGCAGGGTGCCATAGACCAAGGCATAGCAGCCCTAAAAGCCGATTGCGCCGACCTGCTATACCCCAACGTCATGGACCTGGCCAGCAGCGCAATCCGCGGCTGCATCATCGCGCCCAAAGGCAAGAAACTAGTCGTCGCCGACCTATCAAACATCGAAGGCCGCATGATCGCCTGGCTAGCCGGTGAAACGTGGAAGCTGCAAGCCTTCCGCGAATTCGACAACGGTGCAGGAGCCGACCTCTACAAACTAGCCTACGCCAAAGCCTTCGCCATAGCGCCCGAATCGGTCGATAAAAACCAGCGCCAAATCGGCAAAGTCATGGAACTCATGCTGGGCTACGAAGGCGGCGTAGGAGCCTTCCTCACCGGAGCCGCCGCCTACAACATCGACCTAGACGCGCTGGCCAACGCCGCTTGGCCCAGCATCAGCGCCGACATCATCCTTGAAGCCGAGCAGTTCCTTGCTTGGCGCACCGAGCAGCACCTCGGTGACTTCGGCCTCAAACCCAAGACCTTCATCGTCTGCGATGCGCTCAAGCGCTTGTGGCGCTGCGCACACCCAGCTATCTCGTCATTCTGGAAAGACTTGCAGGAAGCCGCTGTACTCGCCGTGTCGCAGCCAGGCACGACCCACGGCTGCCGCAGGCTCAAGGTGCGCTGCGACGGTGCTTGGCTACGCATCCGCCTGCCCTCTGGCCGGTATCTCTGCTACCCCAGCCCGCAACTGGACGACGCAGACAAGCTCTCCTACATGGGCGTCAACCCCTACAACCGCAAGTGGTCGCGTCTGAAGACCTACGGGGGCAAATTGGCAGAAAACATCACCCAAGCCGCCAGCCGCGACGTACTCGCCGCCAACATGCCAGCGATTGAGGCGGCAGGCTACCAAATCGTGCTGACAGTGCACGACGAAACCATCACCGAAGCCAACGACCGCGCCGCATACAACGCCGCGCACCTAGCCCGCTTAATGGCCACCAACCCACCCTGGGCCGAATGCCTGCCGCTGGCAGCAACCGGCTTTGAAGCCCACCGCTACCGCAAAGACTAAAACATGCAAAACCATATCACGATCCCTCTGAACTACCTGCAAGCGGCCCGGTTGTTCACCGCCAAGAAAGACATTTCGCGCCCGTACCTGCAAGGCGTCGCCCTCCAAAGCGGCTACGCCGCAGGAACCAACGGCGCATACATCGGCGCGGTGTACTGCAACGGCATCGACCCTACGCTGCCCGAAATCATCATCCCAAACAAAGCCATCGACACCTATATCAAGAAGGCGGGGCGCTCGAAATTCAAAGACGTAGCAATCCAATGGGACGACGAACGCAACATTGTTATAGGCAACAACATGCACGTCGAACACTGCAAAGGTGTCGAAGGCAAATTCCCGCACGTGCTGCGCATCCTCCCGACACACGTGGCAGCCCCCGGCGCAATGACGCAATACCCCTGGGCGCAAATGGCCTTGTTCGAGAAAGCAGCCGACATATTGTGCATGACCAGAAAGCCGCGGCACAAAGCGTACTTACTGCCCGATGGCCCCGACCGCGCCGCCCGTGTCGTGTTGCCGCACGTTCCCAGCTTCGTCGGCGCGATCATGCCACTGCGCAGCGCGGAAATCGACTTAGGGGAGTACGGCCATGCGTGAAAGCGACATCGAGAAATACCTTGTCGAGCGCGTCAAAAAGCTGGGCGGCGAAGTGCGCAAAGTCAAGTGGATAGGCCGCAACGGTGCCCCCGACCGCCTGGTCATGCTGCCCAATCGCGCAGTGTGGGTCGAGCTGAAGGCCCCCGGCCAGAAATGCCGCCCCCACCAAACCTGCGAGCACGAGAGGCTGCGCCGCATGGGCCAGCGCGTCGCGGTGGCAGATTCCTACGCAGGCGTCGATGCCTTGCTGGACAAGGCATGAAGTGACCCGCCAAACCTTCGCCCCCCGTGCGTACCAGCAGAGCGTAATCAACCACCTGCTCGACGTGCCGCGCAACGCCATATGGGCCGGCATGGGCATGGGCAAAACCGTATCAGCCCTCACCGCGCTAGACATCCTTGAACTGGTCGAACCCGGCCCCGCGCTGGTGCTGGCCCCCTTGCGCGTAGCCGCAAGCACCTGGCCCGACGAATCGCGCAAATGGGCGCACCTGCAGGGCGTCGAAGTCTCGGCAGTAGTCGGCACCCCCGAAGAACGCCGCGCCGCGCTCAAGCGACAAGCCAACATATACACCACCAACTACGACAACCTACCGTGGCTAGTCGAGCACTACGGCAGCAAATGGCCATTTCGCAAAATCGTGGCCGACGAATCCACCAAACTCAAGTCGTTCCGCCTACGCCAAGGCGGCAAGCGCGCGCAGGCGCTCGCCCGCATCGCGCACACCTTGGTCGAACGTTTCATTGAACTGACCGGCACACCCAGCCCCAACGGCCTGCAAGACCTATGGGGGCAAGCCTGGTTCCTCGACCAAGGCCAGCGCCTAGGCCGCAGCTTCAGCGCCTACCAATCGCGCTGGTTCCAAACCATCCAAGTAGGCAGCGACCGCCACGCCGTGCGTCTACAGCCCCTACCCTTTGCCCAGCAGCAAATTGAGGACAGACTGCGCGACCTATGCCTATCGCTACACGCCCGCGACCACTTCGACATCAGCGCCCCCCTAGTCAACATCGTGCGCGTCGAACTCCCAGCCAAAGCCCGCCGCCTATACCGCGCCATGGAACGCGAAGCCTATCTTGCGCTGGACTGCGGCACCGAAATCGAAGCCTACAACGCCGCCAGCAAAACCATCAAATGCCTACAACTAGCCAACGGCGCAATCTACACCGACAGCGCAGCCAGCACCTGGGCCGCCGTGCACGACGCAAAACTGCAAGCCCTTGAATCCATCGTAGCCGAAGCCGCCGGCATGCCAGTGCTAGTAGCCTACCACTTCAAAAGCGACCTAGAGCGCCTACAGCGCGCCTTCCCCCAAGGCCGCGCCCTGGGAAAAGACCCCCAAACCATCCGCGACTGGAACGCGGGAAAAATCCCCCTGTTATTCACCCACCCCGCCAGCGCCGGCCACGGCCTGAACCTACAAGACGGCGGCAACATCCTCGCCTTCTTTGGCCACTGGTGGGACCTAGAGCAATACCAACAAACAATCGAGCGCATAGGCCCAACACGCCAAGCGCAAGCCGGGCACAAGCGCGCGGTACACATCTACCACATCGTCGCCACCGACACCATGGATGAATTAGTCATGGCTCGGCGCGAATCAAAGCGCCAAGTGCAAGACCTACTGCTTGAAGCAATGAAAAGGAAAAAAACGTGACCGGGCAAGCCAATGCACTCAAGCACCAAGAAGGCGGCGGCCACTACAAAGACATGCCCATCCAGCCGGTCGAATACATCCACAGCAACGGCATCGGCTATATCGAAGGCAACATCATCAAGTATGTAAGCCGCTGGCGCAAAAAGAGCGGCGTCGATGACCTGAAAAAAGCCCGGCACTACATCGACCTACTGATCGAACTCGAAGGGGGCGGCCCTGCGTGATTATGAAACAGGACAGGAGCGCAGCATGAATCCCACCCCCGCCTACACCCGCCCTTGTGCCACGGCCTCGCGCAGCACCTCATTGATACGAGTCTGCCAGCCGCGACCCGATGCACGGAAAGCATCTATAACTTCGGGCGAGAGGCGCAGCGTAATGGAGCGCTTGGGATTATCCAGCGGCGGGCGGCCCATACGCTTTTGCCGCGCCCGGCCCTCCTCATCCGAAACCAGCGTAATAGTGGGCGGCCTACTCTTATCCGTCAGCGCCGCATACAGCGCCGGGGGCAGCACCTCGCGGGCAGGGCGGGCGCGGGCAAACCAATCATCGTCCAGCTCCCGTGCATCAGGGTCGGCATCAATACCCGCCTGGATCATGGCCTCTTCTTCAGGGGTGGGCCAAATCGTCCCTGGTTTAAGTTTTGGCATAGCGTTTTATCTCCCTGGGATTGGCTTTACGAAAACTGATGATGCGTTTGGCCTGACCTCGAAAACAAAATACGACAACATACAAGCGCTCACCGATATACCCCGTCGCCTCAAACCGCTGCTCACCATAACAAAAGCGCGTATCTTCCTCAATGCGTGCCGTATCCCCCTCGAAATGCAACGCATCGGCCAAAGAAATCCCATGCTTATCACGGTTGATGGCATCTTTGGCGGGGTCGAATTCGATACGCACGAACTTATTGTAACCCCAATAAGTCAGCTTGTCAACAACGCCAGCGCATCAATGCGCCTGTCCGGTGACGCCTTGCTGGCAGCCGCTACCAAAAATTAACAGGAAAAGTAGTATGAACGAAGCAACCCTCCATATTGCGCCCGGCCAGCTTGGCGTATTGCTTGAGCAAGCCGCCCAGCGCGGCGCAGAAATTGCCATCACGGACATGGTGTGCTACCACTACAAAGACGCCTGCAAGCGCCTGGGCATCAGCTACAACACGCTGCAAAAGCGCATCCTAGAGGGCAAAATCCGCCCCGTGGACGGGCGCATCACCGGCGCGGAACTGCGCCGCTACTTAAGGAACCTCTAAACAAGTCCGGGCGGCGCAGACGCGGCGCTTTTGGGCACTGTGCAGTTGCCAAGCAAATCCTCGCCGTAGCCCCGCTACGGCTGTGGTTTGCGCCTTGCACAGCACCCCAAGCTGCCGCCCCTACTATCCGCCTGGGCTTGTTCAGAGCTTCCTTAATCGAGCATGGCCGCAAGCGTTGAAGCTTTGGGGTTGTAGTAAGTCAGTGCTTGCGTCGTTTGCGACCAGCCAAAAATCTTGCACAGCGTCAGCACGTCCACCTTGCGCGACAACATCGTCGCCGCGGTGTGGCGCGTATCATGAAACGTAAACCCGCTTAACCCGGCGCGCGAGCGGTACCTGCGAAACAACGCGTCCAGGCTCGCCGTCTGCAAACCAAACACCAGCACCTCATCCCATCCGCGCAGCCGTGCCAGCACGCGGCGAGCGCGGGCAGACAAGGGCACATCGCGCGGTTTGCCGTTTTTGGTTTGCGGCAAATGGACATGCCGATCGAACACTCTGCCCCACGTCAACCCACACAACTCCCCGGCGCGCATCCCGGTGCGCAAGGCCAGCAGCATGCACAACGCCACCGCCTGCCCAGTACGCGTCACGCGGCCAGCGCGCTGATATCCCATCGCGCGCAACATCCGGCGCACCTCCCACCCATTGAGCACACGCTCGCGATGGCGCGGCGCAGGCGGTTTGCGAATATCCCGACACGGATTGGCATCCACCCAACCCCACTCAAGCTGCGCAGTCTGAAACACCGAAGACAGTAAGGCCAGCTCCCGCAACACCGACGCAGGCCCCACCACGGCCCCACGTGCGTCCCGAAAATCCGCGATATGCTGCGCCGTTACTTGCACAACAGGCAAATCCAGCGGCAGGCAATACCCCTCAAACGCCGCCAGCCGGATTTGTTCCCAGCGCGCGCCGCGCTTAGTCGGCGACACCTCCTCAGCGTAGCGTCGCAAGGCTTGGCGCAAAGTGTATTGCTCCCCCAGCGGAGCCGTTGCAGCGCGGCGGATTTCCCCCTCACGCAGCGCCGCCCACTGCACCGCCTCGCGGCGGGCAGTGAATACGCGACTATCGCGCACGCCCCCCACCTTAAGCTGCGCGCGCCAGCCCTTCACCGTCTTGCTGATACTTGCCATGTGACCGTTCCCCAAATGGGGCATTCTGTGGGGCCGAAATGGGGCCGGAAGTTCAGAATAATTGAAATTATACGGTCAATGGCTTTAGATGATCATCTGTAGATCGTTGATTTTTATGTTCATCGACATTTTAGAATCAACGGATTTCAATACGATGGTGCCCAGGGTCGGACTCGAA